ATGCGACGACGTCGTCGCATTTGACGGGTTGATGATTTAAGCAATAGTACGGCGGGCAGCCTCTTCGTAAGGGATACCTTCCTTTGCCGCCAATGCCAATGCACGTTGGTGATGGCTCAAGGCTTCCGGGTCCGACGCTTCGGCAAAGTCTGCCGCCAATCCCGACGGCGTTTCACCTTTAGCCATCTCGCCGCCCTGAATCTGCTTGGGCAGCACGGCGGTAAAAAACGCACGCAGCGCAGCAGACAAAGGCTGCTTCTTACTGCCTTCGCCGAAGTCGGCAGTTACGTCGTCAGGGTATTCGGCAAAATCCAAAACCTTGACGATCAAATCCTTGTCGGCAGGTTTCAGACGACCTTCTTTAACCAAGCCTTCGGCAAATTCGGCATTCTGCTCATGCGCACCATCGCGCAGGGCGGCATGCTGCTCGTCTTGCAGCTTTTTCAATTCCGCCTGCGATTCGGCGGCCTTCTTCTCGGCAGCTTCGCGGGCGGCCTTTTCGGCTGCAAGCTCTTGTTCCAGCGACATAGGGGTCTCCTTGTTTTCATGGTTTTCTGGGGGTGGGGGTGATTCGGTAAATTCGGCAGGTTTAAAACCCGCCATGCTCAGTAATCGGCGCAAAAAGCCAATTTCTTGCGGTTCTTCGGCAAACTCGACATAAACTTCGCCCTCGGCAAAACTGATGGCAGACAAACCCTTGACTGCGGGCGGTTGCGCGCCCAAAAAGCCGACATGGCGCAGCGTCCAAACGCCCGGTTTAGGATTGTTCGGGCTGGTTGGTGGGTAAAAACTCGCCGACACTTTTTTATATCGTCCGGCTTTAACCAAATCCGCAAAGCCCTCATCGACTTGGGCAAAGTCCGCCGTCAGCACGCCGTTTTGCACATTAAGCGACTTGACCCAGCCGTAGGCGGGCGCATCTGCCTTGGGATGCCCGACCACAATAGGAGCCTCATGCACCTTCGGGTCATATGCTTGGGCAGCGGCGGCAAGGTCGGCCTCGGTAATCGTTACCGTATTGCCGTTTGCATCGGTACGCGTCCCTGCACGGAAAATTTCGTAAGACATAAAAAAGCCTCATCGGATGGATGAGGCTATTGTGGCAAAGGCCGTCTGAAACCGCTTTTAATGCGGCTTAAAGAATGATTGTTCAAAAAGGCGTTAAAATCGCGTTTTTAGCGCGTTTTACCATTGGGATAGGCAAACCCTTATTCAAGCCGACAAATGCGCTAAAAAAGCGGTCAGGACGAATCCTGACCGCTATCTTGAATAAATTGGGTAATCACACAAACAAATCTCCCTGATTTTTTGCCCGCTCCGCCATCCCGACCTCCTTGACGATGCGGTAGATGTGCTGAACGGTCAAATCATATTTGCGGGCAAGCTCCACATGATTCTTGCCGTTAAACTCCTTATAAATCTTCAGGTCGCGCTCGGATACCCTGCCCAAAAGGTTTTTGGGGAAATAAATCAACTGCCCGCCCCAGTTGCTGGTCAGATGATGAGACAGCTTTTTAGATACCTCGACCGCCTGCTGCCGCTCCATCGGCAATACCGACATCAAGCAGGCGACCGCCTGGTCTTCCAAATCCGCCACCAGCTCAGGCACTCTGTTGTCCGCCATTTTCCACCCTCACTTTCCACTTCTTCAAATGCTCGATGACCCGTATCGCGTCATCAGTCCCTAACCATCCATGATAATCTATGCCCGTCATGCGTTTGACAAATCGAGCCAGGCTCAATTCAGACGGGCTTCGCACTGCGCCCAAATGGTGCAGCTCCAACCAAAGCGCGCGTATCTTTTTGACCTGCGCCTCCATCATGCGGTTTGGCATATGCACCGGCAAATCAGGCTCGCTTGATGCCGCCTGCGCCTTAGTAGTAACCACAAAGCCACGCATCTTCATCGCCCGTACGGCAAGCTCCAACTCCTCGACCGATAACTTGGTACTGCTCGTCTTGCCGCATGACAGATTGGCGAGCAGCGCACGGTATTCGCCGTCGTCCATCATCAACTGGGTTTTGGCCACATGGATGAGCCGTATCAACCGCTGTTTTTTTTGAGCACGGGTTTCCATTTCTAGCCCTTAAGAACCTCAAAAAAGTGAAACATCGTTTCACTTTTTTCAAGAAAATCAATAAATAATGATATTCTATTCGGGATTTTTGCGCAGTGCAACTAAAACGGAAGGACGCAAAAAAGGTCGTCTGAATTTCTTCAGACGACCTTTTAAACATCAACGGCTTTAACTAACGGTTGACCGCTTCTTTCAACACCTTGCCTGCACGGAACTTGGGCGTTTTACGGGCGGCAATGGTCAACGGCTCGCCGGTCTTAGGATTGCGGCCTTTACGCTCGGCAGATTGGGCGGTGTGGAACGAACCAAAGCCGACCAACGTAACGTCTTTGCCGTCCTTCAGCGTCTGCGTTACCACGCTGACAAACGCATCGACAAATTCCGCCGCATCGCGTTTGTTCAATTCTGCCTCATCGGCAATCGCTTGGATTAATTCGGATTTATTCACTTTTTGACTCCTATTTAGATTTAAATGCGGCAGACCGTGCCGCGCGGTTTATGAATTTGCAGTCTCAGACGACCTAATGTTTACGAATGGGTGATGCCATCATCTGTGCTGCCTGAATCATCTTGCTGATTAACACAGCCGTTTGCTGCGCACCTGTTTTCTCTTTTGCATCCGCCGCTGGAAGGTCGCCCTTAAAATTAATGTCGGTACCCTCGGGCAGGTCTTCGATTTCAATAATGATTTTTGCCATTTTCACACCTTCGCCACATCCAAATTCATCAACTGATACTCCCCATCCTCGCCGCGCCGGTACACCCGCACAAACGGCTTGCTGATATGCACCTGCAAACTGTCGGAGAGCGCATCCATCGCCCGTTGCCATTTTTCATCCGTGATTTGCAGGCGGCGCAGGCCGAGGACGCGGGCGGTGCTGATATTGCCTTCTTTATCCACTTGGAAGGCTGCGTTAATCAGTGTTTTCAATTCCGTGCGGCTGCCTTCCGTCCATTCGTTGATACACTCATCAATCAGAGCCTTGGCTGCCAGCAACCCCTCATCGAAGACCAACGTGTCCTGCATGGCAAGGTTGACGCGGTACGCGCCGTCAAAGCTGTGCAGGCTGATATTGCCTTTCTTGCCGCCAACAGATACGTCATAGCGGTCGGCACTCAACTGTACAAACGCCGCAATATCGTCCATCGCCTCGCGTTTGAAGGCGATTAAGTTATCCTGTACCGCACGTGCCTTGGTCGCAATTTCCTGCACCAGCTCGTCGCGCAGCAGGTCGATTTCTCGGATATTTTCCAGAGGCACGAGATTGCCTTTGGCATCTTGTTTGTATTGGGTTTTATCAATATTCATCTTTTTTCCTTTAAACTTTTACTACCTTCAAATCGCCTTCTTGGGCTGCTCCGATACGGTAAGACCATGTTCGTTCACGTTTTTCTTTAGGTCTAACATAGGCAACTTTAAATTCGCTTACATCGGCATACACAACTCCACCCCGCAGAGGTTCGTGAGTTATTGGCAAGTTGCCATGCTCTGCCTTCAAGTCTTCCAATCGCCTGATTAAGTCTGATATGCGTGGATTACTCGGCCAAATTCCATTTTCCATTTTTTTATTTACCTTTCTGCCTTTCGGCATTAATCCTTTTACACTCATCCACCGACCGGTGGCGTTGCCCGTGTATCCAATCCCTGTCCATGCAAGGGGAGCTTTCCAGCAGGCTGAGTGTTTGTTTGAGTTTGGCGGCCTGCTCCTTGCCGTATTCGGTCGGACGGTGCTTCTTTTCCAATTTCGGCACCATCCTGATTTCGGGCGGCGGCAGGTGTTTGATAAGGTCGGCAGGGTTTGGCCACTCTGACGAGGATGCCGCGATAGCCCTAAAGGCTGCCTGTATCCTGATTCCGTCCTGTTCCGGTTGCCACGACCGGCCGCTCAGTATGCCCAACCAAAGTTCGGCGACTGCCGTCAAATCCGCCGAGGCAGGACGGCCTTTGAGGTTTAGGGCGGCGAGCATCATAAAACCCTGCGCGATTGCTTTTTTCAGCCAGCTATTGTTGTCCTCCATTCGACCACTCCATCAAACCGCCCAACCCGCTCCTCAATTTGGTACTTACCCCCTCTCCCGCGGGAGA